AGTGCATCAACAGGAGCATCTTCATTCATTTCTACCATAACATATTTAGAATTAAGTTGGTATTCACCATCTAATGAACCTGTCTTTTTTGCAATAAAATTATTTTGACTTGGATCCATACTACAGTTAGTAAATTTCTCAATCACAACTGGATTTGAATCCGTATCATAATAATCACGAATAAACACATCAAATGTTTGATTTGAAAACGAAATATTACCAATTGATATTTTTATTTCATAATTAGCTGAATCACCATCTGAAATTGTGTAAAATTTAAATAGGTTATAAACTTTTGTACCCCTAAGTTCAGATACTACCCAAGGAGAACTTGGTGTTTGGTATTTATCTAAATACCAACCAATAGAATCCGAAGCATTACTTTGTGCAGAATTTAAATCTACTAATGTTGGATTTAATCCTCTAATAAATCCTTTTCTCCAACCATAGTTTAATAAAGCCTGAAACCTTTCTTCAACAAATAAAGGAACCACTGTTCTTGGTTTACCAAAATTATCCGTACCAAAAACTTTTGTTATATATTGTGAGTCACTTGTTGCAAAAGACGTTTCAAAGTTAAAATTAACACCATCTTTATTAGTAACATTAACACCAAATGGTAGATATGGGTTTTGTAATACACCAGAATATTGTCCTGTCATATCTAAAACTACGTCTGCCAAATTAGATACTTCATAAATTGGGTTATTACCATTTGAATATGTTGATATACCTCTTGATCTAAATGTTGCCACAACCATATCATCATATTCTGTATATGATGTTCCTGTATAATAATAAATTACGCCCATTACTGATCCTGAAAAACACTCAACAGGAATAGGACTTGTTGTTGTTGTTGTTGTTGTTGGAACAGGAATAACACAAGGGTCGGTTGTTGTTGATGTTGTTGTTGGTGCGGTTGTGGTTGTTGTAATTGGAGTAATATTAGTTACACCAGTAACAATTGACCAAAATGAGAATCCTGTATAACTTCCGCCACCAACATTATCAAATAATGAATAATACCACGATGTGTTTGCTCCATCACATAAATTATTTCCACTAAAAGGTATTGACGGTACACCATAAACGTTTGTTGTTGCGGTGTATGATCCATTAACCGTTAACGCATTATAATCATTATCATCAACACTACCAAAATAACTAATATATTGGTCTTCCGCAATTAATGGGTTTGAATTTGTTATTACATTAAAAATTAATTCTTTTATATTACTATCCAAAGTTGATGTTCCTCCTTGTGGAGTTTCATAACTCACATCCAATAAATCCAATATTTCCTGAGGGAAGTGTGTCATATATTCAATACTAGAAGTTGAATCCGTACATCCCGTAAAATCAACAGAATATGGTAACTCCAAAGGAATAACACATTGTTGTTCACAATTTACGGTCACTGAACTAAAACAATTAACATCAATTGTTGAACAATTAACATTTGCTTCAGTTAAGATTGACCAAGATGGTCCAGCATCATAACCTGAAAGACCTAAAATTCTTGTTACAAATAATTGATTAGATTGTTGTAAATATGATTTCGCAATGTATGCCGCCTCATATTTAGGGATTTGTGTGTTAATAAATTTTTCGGGTGAAGTACCCCCAAAATAGTTTTGAAATTCATCGTAATTTCTTACAAAAATTGGTTCAAAAGCGGGTCCTTTTAATGTTTCTCCCGCAATACCTAAGGTTGTAACACCAACACTTTGTGCTACGAAACTTAAATCTACTTCAGAAGTGTATACTCCCGGCGATACAAATACTTTACTGTTTGCCATTGTCTTTTTTTATTTAGTTATTTTATTTTCTATATAAATATTAGTTTTTTTCGCAAAAACTTTACTTCTTTGAAACTATTTATAATTGGTATGATTTTATTCTACCTTTATTCTACCTATGGATAATGACACTAAGAAGATAAAAAATTTAAAGATTTCCCCCGAGGTCCACAATGTGTTAAAAAAATATTGTGATAAACGAGGAATAAAAATGTATCGATTTTTAGAAAATTTAATTATGGAAAAATGTAAAGAAAAAAAAGATGTATACGGTGAAGACTAATTATAGTAATTCCTGATTAAAAATTAAAAACGATGTATCATTTGGGAATTGTTTATAAATAATTATTTTTAGTGTATCTCCAGTATTAATTTGTATCTCTCTTACATCATTACCATAATAAAGACCATTTATATAAACGTCATATCCTGACGGAGGAGTTCCGTTTGATACGTTATCACTATCAACAAATTTTAAATTAACAGTGTAATCAAAAACTTCAGTGACTTCGTTTGATGTAATACCTGTGGCAAAATCATATCTTTTTACTGATGGTGGATTAGGGGTTTCCTTTTTTTGTTTTTTCTTTTTTATTTTTACATCGGTTTCATATATTTGAAAAACTCTTGTAATTGCTGGAGATATTTCAAATTGATCTTCATCAATAAGAAATCCCAATAAAGTAAATGTGTATTTTTGGATATAAACCTTTCTTTTTTCTAAATCTAATGTTGATTCATCAGTAATATCGTTCATAACAATTGGAATATAATGACCTTTAATTACTTGATACGCTTGACGAGAAGAAAATTTTTCAAGAATAATTTGATTTAATTTATTCAATTCTCTCATTCTGTTACATAGTATAACTACTGTATATGTTATATCAACAGGAACAGGTTGTGGTATTTTATAAATGTCCATACCATGTCTTTGTCCATCCCATGTTGGAACCTTAGCATAATAATATTGTTTCCTATTTGGTATATTGTACCTTAATGCCGGATTTGTACCAAACTTAACTTCAGGGGTTCTAATTGTTGTTATAAAGGGGGGTTCTGCGTTTTTATCAATATTTTGGAAATCCCAAGTTTCAACAAACTGAGACCAATTTTGTGTTGTAATTAAAATATCAATTGCGGGAATAACTTTTCCATCAACAACACATCTTAATTCATCTCTAACAAAATCTAAAAATCCACGATCTAAATCTGCATGTAACAAAGATTTTGGAAGGTAGGTTCCATCCTCTGAAATCATCTCCGCAATCTCATGTCTTCTTGGTGTCAAGATTTTTTTATTAATAAGAGGAATTGTCTTTTTTATTTGTTTTGGAAATCCCATAATTAATTAACTAAAAATATTTTATCATCTAAATTTATCATTTCAACCTCATCAGCACTAAAAATTGGTTCTTTTGTTTTTTTTATGAGAAATGAGTCGTCAAAATAAGGATTATATTTAATAACAACATTTCCTTCAGGACTTGGTATATCCTCACAAGGATATTCACAATAATCAATCAATGTTCCAGTAACATAAGCATGAACATTTTTTTGTTTTACTGACCTAACTTTTTCTTTTCCCTTTTCCCCCACTAAAAATTTAACATTTTTTAATCTAACGTAATCTGCCTTTAATACAACAATACCAGAAAATGTAACAGAAAACATATGTCTTGTAATATCATAATAAACTTTAACTTGTTTTTTTATTAATAAATTAGGGTCTTTTTTTATAAAAGATATTAATTCATTAGTTTGTGATTCTTTTAATAGTATTTTCATAATCCTTTAAATTCATTTGGCCCAACAGGAGACGCACTTATTGTACGATAAAATGGTTTATATCCTGCATAGGTATGTTTATTATCTGACACAACACGACCATCATTATTAACCGTATAGTACCTTACCAAAGTTTCAGTTTCATAGTAACCAATGTAATCCCCAAAATTTATATCAACATTTAAATTATCTAAAGTTTTTTGATAAACAGAAACTCTAATATTCCCTGGCTCCATTTGATCCATTCTTGTTGACCCCATCATTTTATTTTCAGGTGCCGATACTTGAACAAACGCATTAAATTCAATTGGAGGTAAAAATTTAATACCGTCCGAAACGGTTTCACCATAGACATCATCTGTTTTTGTCTTTTGCCTATCTATACGATATAACACACAAGTGAAATTCATATCACCAATCAACCACTCTTCTCCCATTGAAATATCAAGGTCAAAATCGTTCTCTCCGAAAAATTTACCCAATCTTGTAATAGGAATTTTATTAGCCATAATTACGGTTTTTATTGATAAATATCTTTTTTATTGTTATTTTTAATAAAAAGAGAATTTTGGATATTAATCAATCATTGATAGAACATAAAGCGTTAGAATTATTAGACTCATACTCGGGGGCCAATAATCATATATTGTATCTAAAAACCAAAAAAGAGAATAATAAAAAGTTTTACCCAACAAGAACTCAATCAGATTACATTATAAATTATTTTGACACAGTTCCTAAGGTTGCTCGTAAGTGGGTTGATCTTGATACTTATTTTGCGAAGAAGTTTGCTGAGGAAAGATATTTTATGGAAACTCCTGAAAAAATTTACATTGAGAAATTATTAGTTGAGAAAGAAAAATCGTATCATATTTGGGGTAAGTTCTTTGAAAATGATCCTTTAACAGAATTTTGGGTTCCTAAATCATCATTAATAAAGACTCACAATGTTGAGGTAGTTGAGGTAGATTATTCTAAATACAGTCATAGACCCCCACTACAACATCAAAAAGAAGCAATAGAAAAATTAGCAGGATCAAGAAGATTTATTCTTGCTGATGATATGGGGTTGGGTAAAACAACTTGTACAATCATTGCTGCGTTAGAGACTGGTGCGAAAAAAATATTAATTATATGTCCCGCATCATTAAAGATTAACTGGCAACGTGAAATTGAAAATTATTCAGATAGACCTGTTTATATCTCGGAAGGTAAGAAATTTTCAACTGAATCTGATTTTGTTATTGTTAATTATGATATCCTAAAAAATTTTCACAATACAACGGATAAAAATAAGTCTTTATTAGATCAATCAAATTTTGACCTTGTTATTTTAGATGAAGCTCACATGATCTCAAATCCTCAAGCACAAAGAACAAAAATCATAAATCATTTTGTTAAAAACATTAAAAGGGTTTGGTTATTAACGGGAACTCCAATGACTTCTAGACCAATGAACTATTATAACCTATTAAATATTATTGAATCTCCTGTTGCTCAAAATTGGATGGCTTACGCTATTCGTTATTGTCAAGGATATCAATTTATGGCAGGTAGAAGAAAAGTTTGGAATGTAACGGGAGCATCTAATTTGGAGGAATTAAGAGATAGAACTTCAAAACAAATTCTTCGTAGGTTAAAAGAAGATGTGTTGGATCTTCCTGATAAAATTATTTCTCCTGTATATCTTCGTTTGAAATCAAAAGAATATGAAGAACTGATGGGGGAATATTATAATTGGTTTGATAATAAAAAAGATGAATCGTCTTCTCTTACTGTTCAATTTTCTAAATTAATGAAAGTTAGAAAAGTTATTTCAAACGAAAAAACAAAACAAACAATCGAGTTTGCCGAAAATATTATTGAACAAGGTAAAAAGGTTATTATCTTCACAAACTTTACTGACACATTACAAACGATTTATCAACATTTTGGTAAACAAGCGGTTTATTTGGATGGTAGTTGTTCTAAACCTCATCGTCAACATGCTGTTGATGAATTTCAAGATAACGAAAAGATTAGAGTATTTGTTGGTAACTTAAAAGCTGCAGGTGTTGGTTTAACTTTGACCGCCGCTGAGGTTGTTATTATGAATGACTTATCTTTTGTTCCTGCAGAACATGCTCAAGCAGAAGATCGAGCATATCGTTATGGTCAAAAATCTAATGTACTTGTGTATTATCCATTATATGAAAACACAATTGAAGGAGCAATATATGATATCCTAAATCGTAAAAAAAAAATTATCAGAACTGTAATGGGGGATGAAAATCCTGAGAATAGTGGAGACGTTGTTGAAGAAATTTTAGACATTATAAATAAAAAAAGATAATATTATTGTTGTTGTTATATTTATATAAAAATAAATATATTATGAAAAAAACAATAAGATTAACGGAATCTGATTTAGCTCGTATTGTTAGACGAGTAATAAGAGAAGAAAATTCAAAGATTGGTGGTGTTTTATCGTGTGTTGCAACAGCATCACAATTAAAGTTAACTGACCTTGAAAAAATTAGTTCTTGTAAAACATTAAATACAGAATCAGGACAAACAATGACAAATCTTAAAAGTTGTCTTGCAGGGGCTAAAAGTATAATAGACGAAAAAACTAAAAACATGGACTTTTTTGATAAAGCTAGATATTATACAAATCTTACAACTGAAACAGCAAAGTGTATTTATAATAAATAAAAATTTTTTACAATTGTCGTTATATTTATAAAAAAACAAATATATTATGAAAAAAACAATAAGATTAACCGAAGCTGATTTATCTAAATTAATTAGAAGAGTTATTAAGGAAATTGACGGTGATATTCCCCAAGAAATTATGAGTTGTGCAACAGAAGTATTAACATTAAGTGATATGGCTAATCTTCCAACTTGTTTGGAATTAGGTATGGAGGTAATTACTAATGGAAAAATACCAACAGATCTCATGAAAGGGTTTAAATGTGCGTCTGAATTAGTAAGATTAAATAAAAAACCTGAAGACGCTGTGAAATTTTTTACTTGTGTTGCTAATAAAATAAGTAACCCAGTTATGAACGCAAGTCTTAAGGAAAATAAAAGAAGAATTAATGTCAAATAGTAGAAGTCAAACTAAAATTAGAAAAACTCAACAAGTTAATTTACTTGTTGAACAAAGATATTTAAAACAAAAAGGTTTATTATTTGAAAATATTGAGGAATTTCAAGAATGTTTTGATTCATTTGGTTTAACTAATGAAAATATACCTGAAAGTTGTAAATCAGTTACAAATAGGGATGAATTTATAGAATGTAAAAATGAAATAAATTTAGCAATACAGGGAATGGGAAGTAAGGTATCTGAGTTTGACAAATTATTTAATTGTTTACAGGGAAAAGCATCAAGTTTAGGGTTTTTATC